GAAACCCTCCTCAATACTACGACAAGTAATCCATACATCAGAAAATACTTTAGCTGCTTTTAATTGAGAATCTTTTTGGTAACTAACAATTTGTTGAGCGTATAGTGAATTTTGTTTACCGATAGAACCAGTAATAGGAGTAGTACCATCACTACGAGTATCCATAGTTTGACCACGTTGAGCTTCTGCTTGTTCTTGTAAACTAAGTTTCTGAACAGGCATTAGTTCATCTAAGGTGTAAGCCTTAGTCTCTGTATCCTTAACTGCTCCTGCGATTTGTTCATCTAATAAATCCACTTGTTTAGGTAGTAGATTATTTAAGGTGTAATTGGCTGTTTCAGTTTGTTTATCCTGTCCTAGTTTTTGAGCATTAGTCATTGATACCTGAGCTGGTAATACGGTAGCTAAATTGTAGTCAGAAATACTGTTGGCCTTATCAATACTTAGCTTCTGAGAATTAGCTGTAGCTAATTGGGCTGGTAGTAGATTAATTAAATTGTATTCAGAAATGCTGTTAGCTGTATCTTGTCCTATCTTCTGAGCATTAGTCATTGATACCTGAGCTGGTAATACGGTAGCTAAATTGTATATAGCTGTATCATTTTGCGTATCTTGACCAAGTTTTTGGCTATCCAGTAACGTACCTTGCTTATTGAGGTTAGCAACCTCAGTAGGTTTTACCGTAGTTAAGTCGTAACTTAGCAAGGAAGTTTGTGCATTGGTCTGCGCCAATTGACTTGGTAATAGGTTCTCTAGGTTATACTTGCCAGTAGCAAACTCAACGTCTAAAGAAGATAATTTAAGTTTAGATAAAGCATAGTTAGCTTTAGCAGTCATAGCTTCAAACTTAACAGCAGCATTTTGAATCTTGGCTGTAGCTAATTGTACCCTTGCAGTAACAGAAGCAGCTTGTGCTTGTACAGCTTGCCAGTAAGCAGCATCTCTACTTAATAGATATTGCAAAGATGAACTTAAAGCAGAACCAGTTAATGCTATATAAGCTTTAGCGTATTCAACACCAGTAATTCTACCAGCGTCAAACTCACCTTTTAATTGTGCAGCTACACCAACCATTAATTTATCAAATGCACCAGTACCATTAATAGCACCAGTAGTTAAATCAGAATTAGATAATCTTACCAATACATCATAAGCATCAGAATTAATATCACCAGGAATCGTATACTCTGAACCAGAGAAATCAATAGTAGGAATATTTACATCTTCACCAGTGAGTAGTGCTGCCATTAATTCACTAGCTAAAACATCACCACCGTTAGTAGCCATAATCATTACCTCTTTGGTTCAAAAAATAAAGGCTCATCAGAAAATACTGTGAGCCTAGATTAACACATAAACTTAACTATTAGTCCACACCACCACTGGCAGCTTGAGTAACAGCTAACTTATCCAATTCTTCTTGGGTAAGTTGTGGCAATACTTCTAATGCAAATTCATTTACCCAGTTTTGTTGAATGATTGGCTTCAACGGATCAGCAGGGTTTTTAACAGTACGAATATTTAAGAATTTACGAGATTTAAGCAACTTGTAAATACAGTAAGGTACATGATAACCATTTTCAGTGACTTCACCAAATGGTACAAACTTACGTACTGTACCTAAAAACTCATTAGCTACAGTGATAATTTCACCATGAAGATCTTTTTTCTTTGGATCCAAATTAGTAATACGTAATCGGATCAAACGCATATTTTCATCAATAATTTGTTGACGAAGAGATTTTTCTTTTACTTTTGTTTCAATTGCTTTAACAGTCTTTTCTTCAGTAGCTTCTTCAGCTAATTTTTCATTAACACGTTCACGAAGTTTTTCAATACCAATATTGTTTGAGAAAACAATACCCATCATTGAAGCACGTTGTTTTAACAAGGAAAGCTCAGTGACTTCCTCAGATTGGTTTTCATCTTGGGCTTGGTCATTAGTAGACATGGTAATTATCCAAAAGATTATAAATTTGAACCAAGAGAAGTATTAATTCTCTTGGTTTAGTTTACCTGATATTAAACAGGTGCAACACACTTAATCAAACCAATACGTTCAGGACGTTTGATAAGAATACCGTAGTACCATTTGATAGAACTGAAACCAGTTTCACCATAAGGATCATTACGGTCAGCAGTAGCATTACCAGGCATTTTGGTAAGAACATTGAATTTAACAGACTTACCATCGGTTTGGAAACCAATAGTATTGAAGCTGTCATCACCAATAACCAAAACTGGGAACACATCATACTTTTCTGTACCAAGTACGGTAGTAGAACGATAACCTGGATTTGTATGTACGTCTGCACCAGCACCAGCCCAAGATAACATCTCAGGAACTTGGATGAAACGGAAAGCATCAATAGAACCAATCTCACCATTCAAGGTAGTACCAGCATCAGCGTAATGCTGAACTTCGATGAAAGCTTTGTTACCGAACAAATCAGTCATTTCCTTCAACCAAGGAACTAACTCAGAACCAACATAAGCAATACGACCAGCAGGAATGACTTTAGTATCAATCATTCGTGAACCAGTAATAACTTTAGTTTGTTTTGGTGTACGATTATCCGTAAGGATTTGATCCAAACGCATAATGTTACGGTAACTTAAAATAGAGGCAGGTACACCACCAACTACTTCACCAGTAATTTCATCATCAGATGTTGCAGCACCAGCGTATAAAACTACGCCAGGAGCAGCCAGCAAATCTTTCTGCAAGACTGCTTCAGTCATCTGAACAGCACCATTCATCAATTCACGGGCTAAGTGATCTTTCATTTCATCATCAGAATCAAAATCCATTGACTCTTGAGTGAACTCATAAAAGAAACCAAATTTATGAATAGAACCTTCACGGCTTAAACGAGTGAAACCAACACGGTTAACACGGCCACCGTTTTCACCAACCAAAGGTAATTTACCAGTGATAGTACCTACGTCTTTGCTGGAACCATAAAGATTACCATTAGCAATAGTTGCACCACTAGCATCAATACCTTGATCATTCGCATTACGGTCATCTAATAATGGAACATACTCATGTACTTTGATAGTTTTACCAAAGTTTTTAGGCATATTAACTGTAGAAGCTAAAGGGGAAAAGTACTGCTCTTTCATTGCAGTAATAATAGCTTTCTTCAACCAGAAGAAAGTATTCATTTGATTAGAACCAGAACCGTCAATGGACGATTTATCACCATCAATAGGTGCGTTGTAATTTAACATGATACGTATCCTTAAACACGATTATTCATTTGTTTGAGAAAGTCCTCATCACTCATGGCGAGAGGATTAACCAGTTGTTTTGCAGGCGTTGTAACACTACGAGTAGTAGACGCTGCACTTGCTTTAGTACCATTAGTCACAGTAGGCTTAGGAGTCACAACTCTAGTAGCAATGGGTTGATTATTCTTAGGTATTGGTTTAACCAAATCGTTAAACTTACCTTGATTATTTAACTCATCACCAACAACCCTGTAAGCTTGGATAAATGGAACTGTAGCAGGGATAATACCCAGTGTCTTACGGCGATCAATCTCAGTAGCGATACGGTCATAAATACCATTGTCTCGCTGATTGTGAATCACCGCCATTAAGTCAGGGGACTTCCACAATAAATCTTTACTGGCGTGATCCCATTGGTTAATAACTTGGATTGTTTCAATACCGTTTGGAGCGGATTTAATATCTTCCAAAGCAGTAGTAAAAGCTACATCCTCATCACTAATTCTGTGATTGCCTTCTTTATAAGCAGGTTCAACACTGGTATCAATATCCAAAGGATCCATACCAGTATCTTTAATAAGCTTTTTAATAGCTTCAGGGTCTTTCTTATCTAAATCAATTAGGAAAGAAAGTTTGCCCTCATCCAATAATCCATTATTTTGCAACATCTGTAATACTTTACGATGTGGCTGAATATCCTGCATTTTACGGGTGTAATTTGCACCCATTTGAGCCAATTGAATTAGCTCTTCAGGACTATTCAATGTAATCATTTTACCGTTTGCTTTAAACGGAGCCATTAAACGATTATATTCTTGCTCGTAGTTAATAGTAGGAGCAGCCTCAGCAGGCTTACTATTATCAACTACTGGAGCAGTAACTTCTTTATTTGGTTCATCCACTACTACTACAGTAGGGGAAGATTCTTCAACAACTGGATCAGTAGTAATTTCAGCAACAGGAGCCTTTACTTCTGGTACTGGTTCATCAACTACTTCTGTAGCAGTTTCTTTAATAGGAACAACTACTGGAGCAGTTTCTTCTTTAACTTCAGTAGGACCGTTTAATTGTAGGAAGTCCTCATCAGACATTCCAAGAACATCTGTATTTTCCATTATTGTTGATCCTCAGATTGAGCTTCTAAAATAGCTTGATCTAAATCAACCATTTGACGATCTGCTTGATTACCCATTTGAATCTTAACTGATAAGAATCTGCGTAAGTGACCAGCAGCTTGTGCAATTGCTAAAGCATCAGCACGTTGGTTTTCATTTAATGCTGGATCAGCAGAAGATTGTGCGTAACGAGCACACTCATTAATACAGAACTCATTTAAAATAAGTTTCTTAAAATCTGGATTATTAAATAATCTTAAAGCTGTTTCAGCTTGTTCAATCATTTCTTTTGCGTCATCACGTTGTTTCTGTAAATTTAAGACTTCAGACATGGCTGATTTGTCCTTTAGTTAAGTTAAAGTTAGAACCAAAGAATAAAGTTAATATTATGTTCAACTTTATTCATTATTAGATAATACACTACTTAATTGATTATAACCAATAGCTGCATCAATATTAGGTGCAGATTCTTGCTGTTTAACTGGTTTAGTTAATGCTTTGGTTATTTCCAACTCTTGATTAGCTTTAGCTTGAGCCTGTTGTTGAGATATATTCTGTCTATGCTTAGTACCATTACTTTCCTGCATAGTATTCAAATCCATATTATCTGCATTAGCATCTTCACGTCTAGCTTTAGCCATATTGTATTGAATCTCAGAATCCAGTAACTCAATTTCTTTTTGAGCTTTCTGAACTTCTAATTGTTTTAGCTGTTCTTGAATTGGATCAGGTGTAGGTTTCCAAGATTTTAAATCGTGTGCTAATTCAGGCATACGTTTTAATTCTGCAATCTCAGATAATATTTTCATAGTAATTTGAGGATCAATACTAGGTCCGATTGTTTGCAACATAAAACCTAAATCTTTAGCTTTAGCATCATCAACTTCAGCAGTAGATATATCAACCTCTAAATCAAAATTACCTTTAAGATCTTCACGCTTAACAGTAATAAATTCAGTATTAGTTACACGTATTACTTCTTCTTCGGATAAGAATACAGCGTTCATTGCTATAAACTTATTACCGATTTCAGTAATACCTTTGGCTAATCTTCTTAATATAGCCATCTCTCTTTTGCTTGCTGCATCTAATACACCACGAATACCAGCAGCAACTTGACCATAAGATTCACCAGATATACCACCACTGAAACTCTTAACACCAGTAAGAGCTTCTGCTTCTTGGTTCTGAAGATTCAACATCAACATAGCTGATTGAGGAATATCAGGATACTTGTGATCAATTAGCCCATTATTAGGATGCTGATTAGGGTTATATTCATAATCTTGACCATTATCAAATCTACGTTTATTAAGTGGATCCAACATACCTTTAGCCATGCCTTGTTGAGCATTAGCAGATCTGCCTAATAAATCAATCATACCTCTAGTTACTGCACCGAGAATCTTCTGATTATCCTCAAGCATTTCTGCATCAGGTTCACCATAAACTTCTCTTTTAACAGGTAAGTAATTAGTTATAACAAAAGGTAACTTCTCATCGGGCATAGGACTCTCTTCCATACGAATGAGAGTATTACCAATCCAAGTAGCTACAATAGGTACTAGTACACCATCAGAATTAATATCCCAGTAACCCCAATACTCGTAAGCAACAACTTTCTTACGCATTGGATCTTTAAAATTATAATCAATAGGTGTACTAGTAGCATGATCAGTTTGAGTTAGTGGGCCGTTATTAGCCCAATCAACCTTATCTAAATTTTTATACCTACCTGTTTCTTTAAGTAGTTCTGCCTGATTAGTTTCAAAGGAAACAACAGCAAATAAAGCTTTATCAGTATCACCACCACATGAAGGATCCAAATAAAAATTTTCTGGATTAACTAACTCAGCAGTAGGTCTATTCTCAATAATTAATTCTTTATCTACTTTCTGAGTACCAGTCTGTTGTGCAACAGTTGGTTGACCAGATTCTAAATAATAATCAACAGCAGCTTGAACCAAAGGATCAATACTACTG